CCCGCGATCGCCTGCTCGGTCGGGTCCGACGTCTTCGGGATGCCGTAGGAGGCCCACGTGCTGTCCAGGAACTGGAACATGCCGTACGCCGTCGACGTCGGGTTCTGGGCGGTGTTGTTGTAGCCGGACTCGCGCATCATCACGTAGTTCGTGGCCGCCCACTCATCCGGCGAACCCCATCCGAACATGGACGCGAAGATCTGCTTGACGATTGCCTCGTTCGCCGACTGCGACCCGCTGACGCCCCCGACCCCGCCGAAGCCCGTCAGGTCGATGGCTGGCTGTGGCGTGTACTTCGGCAACCCGGTCGGTGCCGCCATGCCCATCACGGTCAGGGCGTTCACGCTGTCCTGGTAGCCGATACCGGAGACGCCGAACCCGAGGTTGTTGCCCAGCAACGTGCTCAGGTCGCCGACCGAACCACCCGCCGCGAAATGCGGGAACAACGCCGCGTTCGCGGCAGGCATGACCGAGGAGCCGACACCCAGGCTCACGATCTCCGGCCCGTGCAGGCCGACGACACGGCTGCTGCCGTCCGGGGACTGCACGACCTCGACGCCGTGCTCACCGACCACGGCCATACCGCTACCAGGACCACCAGCGGCCTTGCCGTTGAGGTTGTTCAGGCTCATGTGCAGTTGGGATTCCAGCGGCACCAGACTCGACAGGTCCACCTGCGCCATCGCCGTCACCCCGAACTGGAAGTTCTGGGGGATCAGGCCGAGCTGCTTCAGGTAGCCGGCCGCAGCATCCGTGCTGCCACCGAACAATGCCGCCGTGTCCTTGATCAGCTGGTTGTACTGCTCGGTGGGCGGCAGCATGGTGTTGTTCAGCGCACCGGCCAGCTGCAACACCATCTGCATGTGCTGCTGGCCGGACTGCGTCGACAGGTTGGTGGCGTCCTTCAGGTCGGTCTCGGCGGTGTTGAGCTGTTGTTTCGCCAGCCGCAACGCATCGGACGCCTGCTGCTCGGCGTAGAGGGCCTGCGACACCTGGTCGTGGGCTTGCTTTTCGGCGTAGGCCGCCTGCTCGACCTGCTGCTGCGCCTGCACCAGGGCCTTGTTCGCGGCGATCACGTTCGGGTTGTTGTCGACCCCCTGCTGCTGGGCCGTGTTCAGGGCGCTCGTAGCCTGGGTGCTGGTGTTTTGGCTGTCCGCGACCTGGTTCTGGGCTTGGATCAGGGCGATAGCGGCCTTCACCTGCGCCTCGTTCGCCGCGGTGACGGCCTCGCTGGCGATCTGCTGCGCGTTGCCCGGCGTCACACCCAGCGCGGCCGCCGCTGTCTGGGCGTCGAACAGTTGCACGTTCGCCGAGAGCGCGGACGCGGCGGCGTCGTGCTGCTGCAACGCGAGATCGATCAGCTGCTGCGCGGCTTGGGCGCGTGCGGCCGTGACGGCCTGCTGCGCGGTCGCTTCCTGCCCGAGGGCATTGTTGTAAGCGAGCTGGGCTTGCTGTACGGCGTGTTCGGCGTTGGCGACGGCGAGCGCGGACTGCTCGGCTGAGTGGTTCGCGTTGCTGACGGCCTGCTGGGCCGAGGTGACCGCTTGCTGTTCCTGCTGCATCGCGGTAGTGATCGCGCTCGCGGCCGACATCGCCGAGGACATGTTCGAGTCGAACGCGGCCGAGACCTGAGCCAGTGTGTCCTTCGGGTTCGCGAGCTTGATGTTGTCGTACGCCTGCTCCACATCGGACAGTGACAGCCCGAATGCTTTGGCGCCGGCCGCTTCCGTGCTGAACGACCCACTGGAGGAGAACAGCTGCTCCAGTGTGACCGCCTGCGCCGCCTGCATGTCCGCGAGAGCTTGCTTCGCGGCGTTCACCGACGCGGTCAGGCTGTTGTAGTGGTTGACCGCGTCCTGGTTGGCCTGCGACAGCGAACCGATCGAGATCGCGCCGGAATTCACGCGTTCGGCGAGCTGCTGCACACCGACCGACGTCGTCTGCAACGAGGCGTTCATCGACTCGCTCGCGGCCTTACCGCCCGATGTCCCCGACTCCAGCTGCTGGCCGAGGGAGGCCGTCACCGTGCCGGCCTGCCGCTGCGAGTCGATCAGCTTCTGGGTGTAGGCCTCGGCGTCGGACATGCTGCCCGAATAGGCTTGCGAGAACGCTGCGGCCGACGTGCCAGCGCCGGTGAGTTGCGTCGCGATCGACTTCAGCGCGTCGTTGCCGGTCAGCTGGGACGCGGCTTGGCTGCCGGACTGGCCGAGCCCGATCAGCTGCTGCGAGAGGTCCTGCGCCGCCGTGCTCGTGCTGTTCGAGGTGGTGTAGAGGCCCATCATCGCGATCTGCGCGACGTTCATCACCATCCACAGTGGACCCATCGACGCGCCCAGGCTCCGCATCCCTACCGACGCGGTCTCTGCCGCGTCGCCTGCCGCGACCTCGGTCTCAGCGGCCGCGGCCATAGCGACTTCAAGTTCCTTCGACGCGTCAGCCTCGGCCTTGGTCGCGGTGACGACGTCCTGCCGCGCCTTCGCGATCTGGTCTTCGTTGCCGCCCGCCATGGCCTGGTTGAGCTTCTGCTCCGCGTTCACCAGGTCGAGGGAGGCTTGCGACGCGGCGACGGTCTTCGACTGGAGGTCGGTCAGGGCGCCCTCGTTGTTGATCTGGACGTCGATGACGGCCTTGACCGAGGATTCGACCTGTGCCACCAGTTCCGCGACTTGCTCACGGAAGACCATGGCGTCGCCGACATCGACGGGGATATCCGCGCGGGTGGTGGCCGACAGCTCGGCGAGCGTCGACTCCAGCTGCGCCTCGAAACCTTCCAGATCCGGGTGCACCGGGATCGACAAGGCGTCGTTCGCGACCGACTTGACCGACGCCTTCACCTGCGCCAACCACGCCGCGTCGATCGGGTTCGCCGCGCGCACCGGGATTTCGATCGGTGTCTCGTCCGCGATCTTCTGGCGTGCCGCCGCGTACGGGTCCTGGCCGCCACCGAACAACGGGCCCGACCCGGACGTCGGTGCCTGCGATCCCATGCCCGGTGGCAACGCGAGCGGGCCGGCTCCAGGGCCCGGCTGGTCCAGGCGTGTCGCGGTCGCGTAGATCGGCGGGAGCCCCATCGGCGACATCGCCGCCTCGATCTCGGCGCGGGTCGCCGCGATCGCCTCCAGCGCGCTCGCCTGGAACTCCTCGACGTTCGCCGGACCGATCGCCAACGGCTCGGCCGCCGCCGCACGGATCGCCGCGAACGTCTCCTCCATGGTGGCCTGGAGTTCGTCGGTGTTGGCGGTGAACGTGACGTCCACCGGTTCCCCGGCGGCCTCGTTGATGCCGGCGTCGACTTCAGCTTTCCACGCGTCGTCGATCGGGTTGGTTGCTGTGACCTCGACCGAGGGGAGGCTGGCCGCCCATGCCTCATACTCGGCCTTGATCTTGTCTTTCTGTGCCCCGGTGGCGTCGTTGAGGACCACGTTGATCTGGATCTCGTTGGGCAACCGCTATTCACCTCCTTTCCCGTAGTCGGCGAGGTTCACGAGGTACAGCAGTTCCTCCGACTCCTCCAGCAGCGTCGACAGCGTGTAGCCGGGGAACCGTTTCAACAAGCCAGTTAGGAGACGAGCTCGGGCGTACTCTCCAGGACAGTCATCGGGATCTCCGACAGCGAGGTACCGGGAGATGGCTGTACCAAAGGGGCCGCGACCATCCTCCCCGAACTCCAGATACCGGTGATCGTGCCGACCTGCTCCGGTTCGGCGACCGCGAACAGCGACTCCAGCGACACCGGCAGCGGCGTGCCGTGCTCGTCCTCGATGTTCCACTCGACGATGTGGCCGATGAACAGCTCGTAGCGTTCGTCCTGCTTCGCCTTCGCTTCCTCGACGGTGTCTTCGGGTTTGACGCCGAGGTCGAAGAACACGCGCATCCGCTGATCCATGGTCATGGCGCGGACGCGGATCTTCAGGCCCTCCAACGGAGTGCCGTTGAACGGAAGGTCGTAGACGGTGCGTTCCATACGGAATCCCACGGGGCTGCTCCTTTCGTGGTCGAGGGGATGGGTGGGTGGACTGCCCCCCGGAGCCCACCCACCCACGTCAGTTGACGGTCCATGCAGGCGACGCGCCGTCGGCCAAACTTCCGGGCACCGACCAAGTGAGCGCACCAGTGTTGGCGCGGGTCACCTGGTAGTCGGTCAACACACAGTTGTTGACCAGCTTCGGGTTCCCGGTCGTCGTGCCGATCGGGTCGATCTCGACGGAGCGGTTCACCGCGGTCGAGGAGATCGTGGAGAACACGGCGTGGGACATGTTCGCGGCGGCGTTGAAGACGCCCTTGAGCGTGACCGTGAAGTCCGCCAACAGCAGCAGGCGTTCGTGCGCGAACTTGTCGACACCGGTCGTGTCCTGCACCGCCTTGGGGGTGGCGAAGTTCCAGTCGGTGATGTCGTTGGTGATGGCCTGCGGTGTGCCGCTCGCGTCGGCGACCTTCACTACTTCTCCGAGGCCCGAAGTCTTGGCCATGGCTTATCCCTTCTCGATTTCCGTCCGGAGACGGTCTAGTTGGGTCGCCATGTCGTCGACCCAGTCTTCCGGGCGCAGCACGTTGGGGCGTCCGCCGGTGGGGTCGCCGCGCCAGTCGCCTGGCCGCTTGTAGAACACTGCTGGGCGCCCGACCTCGCGGCGGTGGGTGGATGCCCGGAAGCATGGCTGGCCCGCGTCGAAGATCCATAGGGTTTCCTCGGCGGACACCGACAGGACGGTGTACCGGTAGCCGTGCTGCTTGATCGTCGCTAGGTCCTGTTCGGACAGTGGCGTGACGTTGATGGACCAGCCGCGCAGGAACGGTTCGCAGTCCACGTCCTCGCACGTGGCGGGAACCCAGTGGGTGGTCAGCGGTCGGGCCGCGCCGTAGGTTTGGTACTGCTGGACGTCGCCCACTGGCGCGCGTCGGTTGAGAGTCGAGTTCACGTGGTGCACCACCCTTCTTAGAAGCTCACTGAAATCGGGTTCCGGTTGACGTTGACCGCGAACGTGATCGAGGTGAACGTGCCGGTGCCGGTGATCGCTCGGAGATACCGGTTCACCTGGCCGGCCGCCGTGAGCCGCTGGGCGCCGGTCGCGGAGATGGCACCGAAGTCGATCAGGTTCGCCCACGTCGCGTTGTCGACCGAGTGCTGCACCGCGACATCCACCGACGTGCCCGTGAACGCGGTCACGTGCAGATATGCCTGCGCCCCGAACGAGGTTTGCAGCGTCCACGTCCAGGTTGGCGCCACCGAGTAGGTGATGGCGATCGTGCCGCCGGCGGGGACGGTGTAGGTGCCGTCACCCGCACCGACAGTGACCCCGTTGACCGAGACGTTCGTGAGCGTGCCAGCGGAGATCACGACCTGCGCGGGCACGCCCGTCGTGTTCGTGACCGGCGTCGTCGAGCCTGGGACCGCCGGGGTCGAGAAACCGGTGCCGCTGTCGACCGCGGCGCCGTTGGTCGCGACCGTGTCCGTGCGCGGACCGGCAGTCAGCGCGACACCCCATTCGAGCCCGAACCCGTTGGCCTGCAGGTCGACCTTTTCGGTCAAGCTCGCGTCGGTGCCGCGCGTCGGGTCGTAGTTGGCCTGCTTGGCGTTGATCGACGCCATCGGGTTGCCGAGCGTGGAGCCGACCATGAACGTGCCGATCTCGTCCGCGGTGGGCAGCGGCGACAGCGCGACATGCTCAGCCAGCGGGCTCGGGTTGAAGAACGCCGTGAACTGCATGTCGCCGTCACGCAAGCCACCGATCCGCTCATGCGCCGATTTGACGAGGCCCGTCACGTCGAGCAGTGCCGGACCGCCCTTGACCATGTCGAGCGCCGACGTGTCGCCGGAGAGGTCGTAGGCGCCCACCCAGAAATGGGATGCGAGACCGCTGGTCTTGCTCATGCTGGTTCACCGTCCTTCGTGGACTCGCGGCCGAGTTGCCTGCTCATCGGGGTGCTACCCGTTCAACTTGTCGATGTAGGGCGCCAGGGCGTCCTCGGCGATCCGTGGCGCGGCCTGGTCGAGCTGCTCGGCCGCTTCTTGGAACGCCGGGTAGCCCTTGAACCGCGAGACCGGATTCCGCGACCCGGTGCCTACCAGCCACGGCCCGTAGGTCGCGTTGCTCGTCGTCACCGCCGTCGCACCATCCGGCACCTCGACATCCATCGAGTACGACCGGCGACCACCAGGCGACGTGTACGTCCGGGACTCGTCGGTCGTCGTGATCGTCGACGTGTGCCGTCCCTGGTTGACGCGAATGTGTTCGTCGAACGCGCCACGCACCAGGCCGACGCCCTCGTCCGCGACCGCGTGCCGCGCGGCCCGCACGCCGTCGGCGAGCAGCCCCGCGCCGGTGCCGTCGAAGAACGGGCCGATGAACGTCGCGTCCGCCATGTCAGACCGTCTTGCCGTCAGCGCTGGCGGCACTCGGCGCAGCCGTTCCGGTGCTGTCCTGGGTGGACACTGCACCATCAGGCGCGGCAGCAACGGCTCGCGCCGGCCGCTTGGATGCCGCGACCTCGACCGGCGACTCGGGCTGCTCCTGCACCGACGCGATCACCTCGGCCACGGTGTCGCTCACGGCGCGCCCGCAACCCGGACACACCACCAGATCCCCGGCGATCCCTTGCGTGCCACACGCTTTACACGTCCACATCAGAGGTAGTCCTTCCTGATCGTCATGAACCGGACCCCTGCGCCCACACGGCATCGAGGACGAGCGGGATCGTGATGTCGATGATCCGAGACCACTGGCCGCCGCCCTGATCGAGATAGCCGGCCTTCCCAGCGAGCGGGGCGCCGTAGGCGCCTTCCAGGTCAACGGCGAAGATCTCGCCGCCGAGCTCGAAGTCCGCCGACAGCAGCCCGATCATCGTCATCGCCGCGCCCGCCAGTGCCGGGTCGACCAGGTCCCGGTTGCCCGTCGACGGGATCGGCAGATACAGGCGCTGCAAGAACTCGACGCGCGCGGCCGTCGCGGACAGGCCTGACACCTCTTTCGCGGGGCCGACGTGGTCGAACCACACCGCCGACGTGACCCCGGTCTGGGCTGGGCTCGCGGGTTCGTGCCCGTTGACTTGCGTGAACAGGCCCGACGCGCTGGCCATCGAGACCAGCTGGTTGAACAGCTCGTTGATGTCGACGCTCATATCGACCTCGCCGCGGTCCTAGTGCGCACCCGCCGGTAGCGGGCGGCTGCCCGGCGGCGCAGGTCGTCCAGCGCCATCGAGATCTCCAGCGGGTCACCCGGCGCCGGGTTCGAGGAGCGTTTGACGATGGTGGTGTAGCCGCGGCGTTCCTGGCCGAGCGCGGCCAATGTTTCGGCGACGCACAGTTCCCGGATCAGCGGCGGCACGAGGTGCACGTTGATGGGGGCGTTGGCGGTGTGGGTGGCGGCGGTGGTGCCGAGCGCGGCGCGCGTCACGGTGAGGAGCCGGGCGGCGTTGACGGTGGTGTTGGTGGTGTGTGCGGCGAGGACGGTGCCGCCCCAGGCGCGTTCGACGGTGACGTTGTTGCCGATGATGCTGGTGATCAGCATCTGTTCGGCGTCGACCTGGATCGTCTCGCCCTGGTTGAGCAGGGCACCGTTGCTGACCGGGATGGTGTTGTTGTTGTTGAGCGCGGTCAACGGCCCGGTGATGGTCGCGGTGGTGGTGGCCATGGCCCGGTCGGTGACATGCATGCGTTCGGCATCGACGCGCAGAATGTTGCCGACACCGACCAGGGCCGCGTTGGAGACGGTGGCGCTGGTCGAGGTGGTGTCGGTGAACGCCGCCACAGTCCCGGCGGGGGTTTCGCCTTGGCAGTAGCCGAAGGTGCCGCTGATGATGATGGCGCGCTGGTAGGTGGCGCCGGAGGTGAACGCCGCCGACGTCGACAGGTCGATCTCGATTTTCGTATACGGCCTGCCGCGCATCGGCGCGTCGTCCGGCCGCAGCATGACCGACGCCGTGATGTCCTGGCCGGCCGCCAGCACCTGCGTGACCGACAGCAGTTCCCGCTGATCCAGCCAGTACCGCCACGGCAGCGAAAACTGGTGATCCGGCCAGTCGAACGTTTGGGTGGAGACCAGCGGATAGAAGTACCGGCCGAGGTCGCCTTCGATCCCGCGCGAACTGCCCTGGATCAGCCGGTCGATCTGCTGGTAGCGCCAGGACGCTTCGGGCACGTCGAGCGCGCCGAGCACATCCTCACGCGCGCAATACCAGACTTCGGTCACCGCTGGTCACCTCCCTTCGATCGTTAGTGGTTGCGGGGCTGGGCGTCCTCTACGGAGCCGTCCCAGCGCCAGCCGTCGAACCTGCAGAAAAGCTGTCCGTCGTCGCCGCCGCCGCGGAGTTCGCCCCCGCATTTCGGGCAGCCTTGCGGTTCGGCTTCCCGCCACTGCTGTCGGATTTCTCGCCCGGACTGGATGATTCCGAGGAGTCCGTACCAGCCGATTCCGTTGTCTCCGCTGGGTTGGCTGATGGCTGCTCACCTCCGTCCGCTTCGGACACCTGGACCGGGATCGGTTCCTGCGCCGACTGGGTGACCGGGTTGCCCTCGGCGTTGACGTGCACGCCCATGTCGGCCCACACGTGCGGGTTGTGTGCGATCGGTGGATGACTCACGTCTAGTTCTCCTTGTGACTACAGGGAAACGAGCTTCCCGACCCCGAGGGGTTCAGCGAGGATCGTCGCGGAGTACTCGGTCCCGGCCGTCGCGTTCGCCGCGCCCGCCGTCACTGACAGCGTGTTCACGCCGTCCGCCGTCCACACGAAGTTGAACGGCCCGTACTCGCCCACCGCACCCGGCACACCCAACGTGATCGAGAAGTCGGACGGTGCGACGATCTGCACGTTGTCCGTCTCGGTCGCGATCGCCACCGCGCCAGCCAAACCCACGTAGACGGTCACCCGGTAGGTGCCCGCCGGTGGCGCGGCCAGGGTGGCGATGGCGGCGAACGCGGCCGGCGCCGCAGCTTTCCCGGCCGCGTTCTTCGTACTCGTCGAGGTCGCCATCAGTGCAGCGCGGGGCGCAGGTTCGACGGCGAGCGCTTCGTGACCAGGTCGCCGGGGATGTAGAGGATGGTGCCGAGCTGCGCCACGGTGCCCGCCTTCGCGACGTCGACCGACACGTACTCGTAGCCGTCGGTCAGGTCCTTGACGTTGATCTCGAACAGGTACAGGCCCTGGTGGCCCTGCTCACCGGTCAACGTCACCTGACCGTTCGTGGTGGACACCGCGACCTTCGACCAGGTCTCGGTGTTCGCGAGCGTCGCGCCCGCCTTCTGCCAGAAGTGGTCCGGGTTGTAGACGGTCGAGGAGCCACCGGTCTTCACGTTCCAGGTGTTGAACGTCAACACCGGGTCGGTGCCGGACGACGCCGCACCCTTGGCGACCAGGACGTTGATGTTCTGGAAGTCGACGACGTTGATCCGCAGACCGGTCTGGCCGGCGGCCGAGAGGTCCGCCGCGACCGTGTCCACGGCCAGGTCGAACCGGTATCCGAGTTCGTACATGACTTGCCTTCCTTGGGGGTGTTAATGCCGGTTGGAGCGAGCTGGGCGCGGGGTGTGAATGCCGCGCCCAGCCGGCAACTCAGGTGTTCTGGCCGAGGAGCACGTAGGGGGACAGGGTCGGGCCGTTGGAGTGCGGGGTGATCGCGGTGCGCAGCCACGGCTGGCCGTCGATGCGGGCCAGCAGCCGGAACGCGGTCTTGTCGGTGCCGAACAGGTAGTCGTTCGAGCTCTCCAGGCTCATGGCCTGGCGGTCGCCGATCAGGTACTGGCTGAAGTCGACCAGCGCGAGGTCGCCGGTGGTGCCGAGCTGCGGGGTCTTCTCCGTCCACTCGATCGGACGGCCCAGCAGGGTCGCGACCGGCGTGCCGACCGCGTTCATCTGCCACAACATGACCGGCACCGGGGTGGTGCCGCCAGCCGGGGTGAAGGAGAGTTCGGCCAGCTGCGGGAACGCCGAGATGTTCGCGACCCAGCGGGAGTTCCGCATGGACGCCGGGTACATGCGGGAGAACATCTTGACGATGTCGTCGTAGCCGATGGTCTGCGACTGGCCCGAACCCGCGCGGGTGTAGGTGACCGCACCAGCGGCACCGATCACACCCTGCGGCTCCTGGCCGCCGTTGCCGTTGAGGAACGCGATGTCCTCGAACCAGCCGTACGCGGACGGGAACGCCTGACCGAACCAGGCCACGAACGCGGCCGCGTCAGCCAGCAGCTCGTTCGGGATACCCGAGTAGCCGAACAGCTTCTTGGCGACCAGGTTGATCTGGGAGAACTTCGCCGAGGAGTCGACGCCCGCGCCACCCTCCGGGGTCCAGTAGAACTGGATGCCACCGTAGATGTTGTTGACGCGGCTGGTTTCGTCGACGGCCGGGATCGGCACCGTCAGCGAGTCCATCGGGATGACCGTCGCGTAGGGACGGACGACGGAGCCCTCCAGGGCGAGCTGGAGAATGTCGGAGCGCAGGATCTCCGGGATCAGGAAGCCGCCGTCGGACGGGACGGTCGAACCGGCCGCGTTGCGCAGCTCGCGGACGATCTTCTCGTGGTTGGCCATCTTCTGCCGCAGGTCTTCGACGTTCGGCAGGCCCGCGTTGCGGTGCCATGCCGCCTGGAAGAACTCGGCGTGCGACGCGAACGCCTTGTCCAGCTTCGCGCCGGGAGCCTTCACGTTGTACATCTGACCCTTGTCGCGGTTGGTCAGACCGAACCCGCTGCCGCCCTTGGCGCGCTGCACGTCGCGCATGTCGAGCTTGCCGGTGACGTCCTGGCCGTTGGCGATCAGGAAGTCCCGCAGCTCCTTCTGGACCTGCTCCTCGACCTGGCGGCCAAGGTTGACGTCCTTCTTCATCGACGCCGTGGCGTACTTGCCGATGAAGTCCTTGAGGGGCTCGTTGTTGCCTGCGCCGAGCTGGGAGACGATCTCGCCGAAGCGGGTCTCGTCGTGCAGGAACTCCTCCAGTTCGGAGGCGTCGGTGGGGATGGTGGGTGCGGTCATCGTTACCGCGCCTCCTTCATGGTCGGACGGAATGCGCCGGCGAATGCGGCGCGAACGGTTTCCGTGTCGATCACCGGCGGCGCGGGTACCGGCGTCGGGTCCGGTGGGAGGTCAGCGGCCGCGCGCGGCTGGCCTCCCACCGGAGTCTGTGGGGCCGGCGCGGTGGCGCGGCCGTCGTAGTTGTAGAAGGACAGGTTCCATTTCGCGGTCGCCGCGACAGCGGTCTCGGCGGGTTCCGGCGTGACCTTCTGGCCGCGCTGCACGGCACCGACCTTGTCGGCCAGCCCGGCGGCGACGGCTTCGTCGGCCGAGTACCAGGTCTCGGTCTTCATCGCCATCCGCCAGTCGTCCGCTGGGGCGCCGGTGCGCATGGCGTAGACGTCGGCGATGTTCTGCGACATGTGGTCGAGCAGCTCGGCCATCTCGGTCATCTCGGCGGCGTTGCCGAAGCACACACCGGACGCGTCGTGGATCATCATCTGGGACTGGGGCATCATCGTGACCGTGTCGCCCGCCTGGGCGATGAACGATGCTGCGGACGCGGCGAGCCCGTCGACGATGACGTCGATCGGTTTCGCGGTGGCCCGCAGCAGGTTCAGGATCGCGAGCCCGTCGAACACGTCCCCGCCCGGCGAGTTGATGTGCAGTTCGATCGACGGCGCGGTGATCGCCTGAAGCTTCTGGTTGAACGTGGAGGCGGTGACACCTTCGTCGAACCAGGACCAGCCGATCTCGTCGTAGATGTCCAAGCGGGCCGGGGTGCCGTCGGTGAAGTCGGTGATCCGGAACCAGTCGGCGCGGTTGGACAACCGCTTGGCGCGCGGCAGGTGTGCCTTGACCCGCTGCTCGTCGGTCATGTTCGCGAACGTGAGCGCCCGCTGCCACCGCGCCTCACCGGCCATTGCGGCGAGGTCGATGGAGCGTTCGCCGGGGAACCGCATCGCGACCAGCGGACCGTCAGCACGATTCTCGCTGGCGTCGCTGTCGCCGTGTTCCTTGTCGTGGTCGTCGATGTGCGCCTGCAAGTGCGCCTTCACCCCGTCCCGGTCAGCGTCCGGGATGTTCGCCGACTCCAGCCGCGACTTCCCGTTCACGCAACCGGGGATGTTCGCCGGACCGCCGTCCTTGCGGTGGTGCGGGAACTTGTAGGAGCCTTTTTCGTCGTCGGCGTCATCGTCGCCGGCCTTGTGCGACGAGTCTGCGGCTTCCTGTGACCACCAGGCGTGGCAGTAGTGCAGGGTCGCGTACTCGGCTGGCATCGCCGCGACCGCAGCGGGACCGTCCCAAGGACTGTCCTCGGTTCCCGTGTGGTGGGTCGGGCTCGCGGGCATCAGGCACCGTCCTTACGCAACACTTCGATCTCCGCACCGTCTTCGAGCACCACGACCTCGTTGCCGGGAAACAACGCCTTCATGGACTTGGCCATCGCGTCCATCACGTCGAGATCAACGAGACCCTGTAGCCGGATCACGACGACGTCACCCGGCCGCACGCGCAGCAGCCGCACCTCGGGCACCTCGGGCGCGCCGTCGGCGACCGGCACGGCAGGCAACCGGAACTCGACAGGGATCACAGCGGTCTGTGCCATCACGCGGCCTCCGTCTCGGCTGGCTGATAGGTTTTGCCGGGGGCCGCGAGCGGCGGCTGCACCGTGCTCGGGATCACCCCCGTGTGCTTGATGTCCGGCAGGCTCATCGCATTCGCCACGTCCTGCGGGTCATAGCCCACCGACACCAGCGCGGCCGCCGCGTTCGCGTTCGCCGCGGTCGTCGCGGCGTCGGCCTGCCAGTCGCGCGGCACCGGGTTGTCCGCATCGAACGTC